GTCTGCGTCCGCTTGCTCTTGCAATTGGTCCTTGGCGTCTTCATCACTGAGGTAAGCCATACCGCCGTTTTTGAGTTTGTCGCGGGCTTCTTCAAACGTGATAAGTCCGCCGTTGTAGGCCGAAAGCGTTGCGTTCACTTCGTCCGGGGTCATGCGCGAAATGGCAAAGTCGGTGTTAAGTTCAAACAATATATCTTTGTCGGGTTCGGTTGTTTCGATGTTGCCAAACTGCGCCGCCCATCGAAGCGCCAGCCCGTAAGCCGCCGAAACATTCGAGCAACAGGAAGCTAGGATAGATGTTTCAGACGCTTCATTGATACCGCTTTCCGTGGCCGTCTTTGCAACCTCGCTTTTCTCCACCAGCTTCGCGCCTAGCGCCTGCATCAAGGCTTCCTTTTGGTCCATGGCCTCTTTGGGGAGTGTGTTAGGCGAAGCTTGAAGCATGCCCGCCGTTGCCCCTTGTGGGAGCGCGATGCACTCACGAGAGCCTAGATAAATTCCACCACCCATATGTTTGTCAATCCATCCATCGGAAAGCCCGGCAAGGTAGGGCGTGGGCTGGCCTAGCATATACACGGCCTCCTCATAATCCGCCGAATTTCGGTAATGCGCGATGTTCAAATTTGCAATATCAAGCATCAACGGCTTTTCAACATTGGCATCGTTTGACTCCGCGCCGATGAAGGTAGCAGGAATCTCCATAAACGGCTGGCCCTTTCCATCCAGCGGTTGCACGCTCTCAATTGACACGTTGCCATTGTCGCCGGGCCGGTGAACCTCTACGAAGTAGGTTCCGCCCTTCAAACGTAAGACCCGGTATTGCTCCAAAAAGGTAGCTTCAAAACCATCGTCATTTGCAATGTAGGATTCCCGAATGACCACAAGTGAAAGCTTCACCTTCGCGCCTTCTTGCATGACGCGCCAGTTAATCACTTCGCTAGGGTGACAGAGAATGACGCGGGGCCGAATGGCTCCGGCTTCTGCGTCCGCTTGGCTTACCGGCGCGGCGGTTTTGGGGTAGTCCACCCAAAGAAAGGCGCGGGACTTTGAAACGACATAGCCCAAAGCGCGCTTTGCTTGTTGCGTGGCGCTCACGCCGGAGCCGTCAATGTCTTCCAACCAAGGCAACATGGAATCGGGCATCGTGGGAACCGGCTCAACGGAAAAGCATTGGCCGACCATGTTGTTTACTGTGCGTCCGGTAACACCATGAAACACCGCCCGCTTTTTATATGCTGCATACCGGGCCGCGTTTTCATCGCTATCGTCTTCGGGATTCGGGCGGGGCAAATAGGCTTCGCCTTCCTTTTTGATTTTTCGTTGGCCTTCAATGCAATCATCAATCAACGCGTAATCTTTTTCGCGCTTAACAAAGTCGGGGTGTTTTGAAGTAACTGGCATAATGTATATTTTCTAAGTTGCGTGTCTTGTTTTTAGTCCCTTGGTCAATTTGCGGGAAGCGTCTAGCACACGATACCGAAGTTCATCTTGCAAATGGTCCTCGGTTTCGGAATCAACATCGTCGGGGTTTTCTTCATCGCGTGGGGTATCCGGCATGAATTTCCTAGCAAACTTGCATGATCGCGTAAAGTATAATCCCGGACCTTCCCCCTTTATTGCGTTTTGGAGCATGTCGCGAACGAGTTGCCAGCCGTTGACGCGGCTTCCGGCTCCTTTGTCAGCCGCCAGCCATTCAACGCCTTCCTCTGCCATCTTCGAACCGATTGTGGCAACGTCTGCCTCGCGTTCCTGAAAGATTTGACCGTCTGCCGGGCCAGCGGAAGGAACAACTTGAACGATCTTTTCTTTTAGCATCGCCTGCTCTCGCTCAAGGATACCCGCTGCAATGTCGGGGCCGCTCATTTTGACGCCTTCATTAACGCCTCCGCTTGTTCCATACCATTCGGTGAAACGAATCAGCGAACCTCTAACGGGCGTAAACTTCTTGCCATTATTGAGTATTACTGACTCACCGTTGGCCTGCGCATACCAACCCACAGAAAAAGGATGCGAACTGCCCCAGTCAAAAGCGCGGTCAACATACCAGCCTTTCGGAATTGAAAAATCATCAATGATATGAACGTGCTCTTTCCACAAATCGTTGAACATGCCGCCCGCACGAATGTTCCAATCGCCCAACAACCACGCCTTTCGGCGCTCTGGGTCCGTTTCGGCCTCAAGGTTCGCGATATACTCAGGAGCAAGATAGATGTTTTCTTTGTAGGTTCCGAAAAGGCGCACTTTAGTTCGTATAATGTTTTCCCGCTGTCGCGTGCGTGGATTGAATACGTTGATTGTAGTTTTGCGAACTTCTCCCGGATCACAATCATCAACAAACTCGGCCTTTACCCACGAATGACCCGGCCCCCAAGGGTTTGTTGTGGAAAACATCTGCAACGGGATTTCAGGAAGCGGCTTGCCGTCCTCCGTGGCATAAGTGCCGTCCGGGTTTCGTGCCGTGTGCTTCTCAGGAATGAAACCCGAACGATTACAGGATTTGATTAGGTCATATATCTTTCGGTTTGGATACTTTGTTAATTCGTTGAAGCCGATAAACGGGAACTCTTGCCCGTGAAACTTCATGTAATCCGATTCGCGCTTGATCTGCCGAAAGAAAAGCATTTCGCCCGTGGGCCACGTCCAGCAATAATCCCCCTTCGAGCGTTTGAACTGCGCCCCATCGCCAAACTTGAAAAAGTGCTTTTCGCTCTTGGCAACAATATCATCAAGGCTTTTATACTCCCTATCTAGTATTACCCCGCGCCAGTGTTGACCGTATCCCTTGCCCACAAGAGACTTGAAGCGCATGATTTGAGCATCCGTCTTGCCGGGACCGCGAGAGCCGTCATAGAGCACTTCATGGGCTGGACACGTCACGGCAAGCTCTTGAGAGCCGGGGATGGCCTCCCATGCTATCTCTACCCGCTCTTTGCCGTCGATAAGTGCCGTGTCTGCCATCGAGTATATTATTCAACAATCACAAACCCCTTTTGTGCGGTCAGTTCGAACTCATAGCATTTACTGCTTTGCGTCGGCCCCCATGTAACCTCATACATATATCCGCCTGAATAAAAACAAATCCCGGTAACTATGCCGGGTGTTTCAGGTTGGGTTTTGTGGTAAACAGTAGCTTCAAGCGCATATTTAATGCAATCGGGCAACTCGTTCATATATTAAACATCAATGGCGGTTGATTGTTTTAGACGCTTTTGAGAACGTGTGGCAACTGCGCCCCATTCGTCAAGATTCGTGCCCGCCTGCTTCAAGGCTTGCTCACCGACATACATAATACGTCGTATTACTAGCGCCTCTTCCTTTGGTTTGGGGGTTTCAAGACCCATCCATTTTCCGACCATCTTCAACGCCGCAATGCGGGTCGCTGAATTGGTCATGGCGCAACCGTCGCGCGTGGTGTCGGGCCGGTTGGCCTCCTCCCAAGCCTTGCTTACCAAGTCGCCCACCGTGAGCACCGTTTCAATCGTCTTTGCATGCTGCAACTCGCGAAGGAAGATTTGCGAGAATGCATAATGTAACATTAGCTTGCCAGTTTGATAGGCGGTGGCTTCAGGGTAGCCCATGCGAAGCGCCGCCGCTTCGACGTTGTAATCGAGCATGTACTGCAACACGAAGGCCCGATGCCGGATTACCTCCTCAATAGGCAAATTGAACTTAAGCGCGAATTGCTCCGAAGTAATATCCGGTGTTTCGGCGAACGCCTTTTGCAATAACAAAGCTTGCGCGGCAGGAGCTTTGCCCTGTCCGCGCTTTGCGTGAGTCTTTGGAATTGGCCGCTTTTTAAGAGCGGGAAGAGGCTTCGCCGGTTTCTGTTTGGTCCCTTTTGCGCTGCCCCGTTTTGCCGGACGGGTTGCCATATCCGGCAGGCTGTAACATGGAAAGCCCTAGGGCGTCAAGAGGGTTTTTCCAAGATGCGTCAACGTCTTCGTGCGATTGCTTTTAATATCGCGTCAATAATCATTTGCATCTGAATCGCAATTTCATCATTTTCGGTCATGTTGTCAATGTCACCGTTGAGAAATTGCGTCAAATCGCGCCAATCTTTTTCGCTTAAACTCACGGGGATTTTACGCGCACCCCTTTTATTATAAGCGTTGCGAACGGCGTCTAACATTTCCAAAGGATCAACGTCTATTTCACTCATTGTAAGTATTGTTCGATTATTTCCTTTGCCGCTTGCCAGCCGCACGCAACACACCAGCCAAAGCCGTCTTTAATCACTTGCCGCCCGAACTGCTTTTGCTCATCACTTGCGCCGTTCTTCTTTTTCTTCGGCTTGTTTACCGGGTGTTCGGGGTCAATTTTAAGCTCGATATACAACCCATGCACGCCATGCCGGGCCAGCGGCACGAATATATCAGGCACGCCGCTTTGGATGCCGATTTGCTTTGCTCGTGCCCCTTTTACCGGGTCTGTGAAATTCTGCGTAACCCCATAAACTTTGCACCTTTTGTTTTCCTCGTTATACAAGATCGGGAATCGCTGGCGGGTTTCGGCTGAATTTAGCCAGCAAAACAAAGCAGATTGTTCGCCAAACTCAAGGCCGGATTTGC